ACCTTTTGCCTGCTTGGTTGCTGCTAAATCCGTTACTGCCTTCTGGCTCATTACATCTGTTTGTGATGACCCTGCCCCCTGAACAACATTGCTTTTTGCTGCCGCCCCTAAGCCAAGGTTTTTGATGAAGGTCTCTTTATCCGGGATGTCTGCGCCGTTCTGGTCTTTGGCGAGTTTGCTGTTTACTTCTGTTTTTGTGGCGTAATCACCCACTGGCTGCTTACCAGCCAGCCCGCTATTTAGCTCAGCCTTAGTTGCGTAATCACCTTTCGGCTGTTTGCTGGCTATCTGGGCCAGCAGGTCGTCAGTGTTAACAAGTTTCCATGATGCGCTGATGTCAGGTGCTGTATTAAAATCGACCTTGTTATTATCAATCAGGCTCAGGTAATCTTTTTTCTCATCGTCTGATTGCAGTATTGCGCCCTTCGGATATCCACCGATTGCTTCCGCGTACTCCGCTGAAAATTTAAACCGGCCACCCTGAGAGAGATAAACGATATTCTCGGAGATCTGGTTAAAGATGCCATTAAAATCCTGACCTTTTGGCGGTAAACCTCCGGCAGCAACAGGAAGCATAGTAATCTGACCAAAGCCCTGATCCCATGTTGCCTGGTTGCTTTCCATGCTGGTTTCGTAGTTTTCAGGGATAACGTTTTTCTGCCCGTTCTTTGCGAAAGGCTTCACTATTAATTTTGGGTTTTTCATTTGGTACCTATTTCATGAAAGGAGCCTGGCTGAAAGGCTGGAATCCGGTTTTGTAGAACCCGAAATATTCATTGACCGGCAATTCATTGATGCTTATCTCAACGCCACTCGGTCGAGGTAAAATGTTGTGGTTGTAGATTAGGTTTTTCTCTAATTCGGATAACCGGTATTCAAATACATACCTCGCTGTCATGTGTCCGGTGATGAGGTAATACGCGCGGCCACGGGTAAATGAAGCTTTCAAAAATGAATTAATATTCGGGGCAGTGGCGCATAATATATTAGCGTATGCTTTCATCATGATGACCTCGCGATAGGTCTCATCATCCATCTGATAGGATGCCTGGCCGTTGATATCACCAAAAAACGGAGCCTGGTTGAACGGAAGGTATTTTTCAGTCCCGTCGAACCCGAAATAATCAGCGTCCGGGTCAGGTATCGATATACCCCGACCAATGCCAACAATCCTTCCCCATATATCCAGACCAAAACCCTGAGCCGTCAGAACGTTAACAGCCAGATTATAGAATTCTTCCGCACTGTGCCTCGGGTCTATGGCCTCGTTGGATTTTTTAAGGATGGTGGTAATGACTGGGGAGTTGGCATACTGACTGAGCAATGTTTCTCTGATGTCAATCATCACTCTATCCTTATATCGTCCGGCGATAGCACTGGAAACTCATCAATACCGAAATCAACGTAATTGCCAATCTGGCCGTCCTTCCTGCTCACCTGAACCGACAGCAGACGGTTGGCCGCAGACTGAGCCACAGTGCAGATATAATCGCTGGCGATAAGTCGTCGCGCTATCTGCCCTTTACCTCGTCCTGATTTGAACTCTTCCAGAATGGCTGATTTAACCGCCTCTTTCTCCTGATAGGTCAGCAGCAGCTTATCCTCAAAGGTCACCACAAACTCTACCGGGATATGCTCCGGCCTGATGAACTTAACCTTGTATGTCGGCGGCATGTACGGGAAGTTTTCTTTATCCTCATATGTCACTTCGGTGTTACCGACAAATGAGCACCCGGAACCGGCTTTAGTCAGGATCATCTTTGCTATTTCATCGTCATCACCACCGACGACAGAAACCGCGATTGAATTTCGGATGAGCGGGTAATTTGTTTTTCCCACCGTGACTGTCTCATCTGTCGGGTTATCAATAACATAACAGTCAATAACATCTTTAATGTTGGACACTGCGCCGTACGTAGCCTGATTGGTATTTTTACCGTTAATCGCCACAGATTGCTGCCTGCGGAATTCAAACTCCTGGCGGGACTCTGCGTTGCGGCCGGGAATGGCTGCTTTTTCATTGGTCACCGAATCAACGCCGGTAATGTTGCGGGTGATCCGGTTGATTGTCCCTGCGGGAGCGTCATTACTTCCGGCATCGGCACAACTGGCGTTAACCGTCACGGTGCCGGTGCTTTTTATGGTGTCATCCGCATTCGTGAACCATGTCCGCCCCTGCTCATCCTGCACTTCAAAACCGGCGGGAACCGTCATTCCGGACAGGCCGGTAAAGGTTAATTCAGCGACTGAGCGTGTCGCCTGCTTTCTCTGTAAAAAGTAGATATAGCCGATAGCGTCCTGCATGGTGCCGGATGCATAGCGCGGGTCGAAGCTGTTCAATAACCCGATCATGAAGTTTCGTTCATCGGTGATAATGGCGGTCAGTGTAGTGACCAACTGCCCCTGCGGTGTATCTGCATCAGTGTTGACATTATCGCCAAAGCACCCGCGCATAAGTTGCCACAGACCAGCGGTGACTTCCTGTGTGGTGGGTGCCAGTATCCCTTTCGGGGTTATCTCAACCGGTGGGATCATAATTCTAATACCCCCTCTCTCCCGTTGGTGTCAGTGAATAAAATACGGCCGCGCACAACTCTGTCGTTTGCCGTGCTGAGTTCGACCTTTGCGGTAACCACTCCCGGCACCGAAAGAGCTGCGTCCTGAAGATACTGACGGTACAGAGACAATGAGAACCTGTTGCGCCCTAATATTTCCTCAAGGTACGGAATGCCGTCCTCCTGCGCGTAGTACAGGTCTTTCATGAACACCCGACACTTGTTCGCGACAGATTGCGCTATCGCGTACTGCTCGGAAGCCACGGCAATATTCCCCGACACGTCGAGAGTTAAATCCCATGTGTCAGGGTGAACAAAAAGTGTTTTCATATTAAACCTGCTGATTAGGCTCGTTGGTGTTTGAACCCTGACCGTTCTCGTGATGGGTATGCCCGTTGTAAATAACGCGCATGGAGGCCATTGTCTGGCTGTTTCCTGATGTGGTGTTGTCGGTGATATCCAGAGCTGCCTGCACCGTTGCTGTGGTTCTCACAGGAGCATCCAGCACTATCTCTGTTCCTTTCATCGTGATAATTCCGGTCGATACAATGTCAATTCCGCTTTCCAGGAAGTGAATGTATTGCGCCGGTGCTCCATTCAGAATGCCGCCGATATACAGACTGTCCGACCAGTCGAATTTTCTGTGACTGTCCGGAGCGGCCGGCTTTTTGGTGCGTTTCACTCTGGAAATGTCACGGGTGCAGACCAGGCAAACCCCGATATCTCCGGGCTTAGGATCAATAATCACCGCGTTTGCACCGCCCTGATACCGGAAGTAAGGCACGTTGTAGATGACCGCGTTGTCGTAAATATTTCCCCCGGCATCCATCTGCAACACCATCGGCAGGATATCAACCATTCCGACTGCGCCAGTTCCGCCGCCTTTCACCTTCACGATTTTACAGATAGTTACTGTGCCCATTTTTCCGATCAGGTTGTTGATTATCATCTCCTGAGATCGGACACCGCCTGCCAAATCCTGCGGCCAGAACGGGAGCTTGAGATTATCGTTTAATTGCTTTTTCATCCTGCCACCTTGGGTATGCCGCCACGTCCATGAACCATCTTCCTCCCTCTGTTTCTGTCTCCAGCGTTACGCGGACACCGTAGGCTATCCAGTCGCCATTACACCGCTCAATAATGCTGTCTTTGACACGGACGACGCCGCCGAACCGGACAATCGGGTCGAAGAAACATTTAAACTGAACGCCAACAGAGGTAGGCACCGGATATCCAATCATCCCGGAATCAGGTGAGATAACCGGTATTTTCAGCTTCCGGGGCTCTCCCTTTCTGGTGACGGCGATATTTCCCGACTCAACATACAGGTCGAGATTTGCAGCCTCTGCTAGCCACTTTATTTTGCTGATGTCGGTATTGCAGAGATAGACGTTCTCAAGCGGCTGCTTAACCCCGTTATCCTCCAGGGTGTACCCGATGCGCTTACAGACGTTTCCCATGATGTTTATGACATCGTGGGTGCCCTCGTAGCTCTCAGCGTCGCTCGGGGTCATGGCCTCAAGGACAGCCGTCTGAGCCTCGATAATCAGGGAGACGTTCGGCGCTTCGGCATAATCAGGATAGGCTTCAACTATCCCGCCCTTGAATACCATCATCAGGTCTTCACCCTGATCACCAGCCTCAACCATGATGTCGTCGCGTAACTTTTTTGCGTCACGGTATTTTTGCCTTATCAGCTTATTCATCGTCTCAGCAGGAAGGCCATAAATCCGCAGCCGGGCAGATGGTGCAGGCATCCCGTTACCGAAGTTAATTTCCGCGCTGATACGCAGCCCGACAGCCTCAAGTTTATTCTGGCTGTCTGATGTGAACGACTCATCTTTCCCGTTCAGGGTAAGAGTCAGCCTGATTACTTTCCGGTTAAATGCCATCTATCCATACCATCCTGTATCGTGAGCCAAGGCCGGTATAAACCGGGTCTGTGTTGCCTGCCGTGTCAGCAAATATCAGCCACTGGCAGATGTATGTCATATTCCGGCAGATGCGGTTGCATACCAGATATTCCCCGTCCTTCACCACGGTAGCGAAAAGGTTATCGAGCCGGGATTCGAGTGTGATGTCGTAGGTGCTGCCGCCGAGAATGAATGAGAGTGATTGGTTCGGTGTCGGAGAAAGGGGGATTTCTGTTATCATTAATACCCCCCAATCATTTGATTAACCATGAATTTTGTTTCTTCCCCGATATTGCCTACCGCTCCAAACGCTTTTTCAACCCCATTATAAATAGCTAGACCACCATCAAATCCTTTTTTAATTATCGACTTATTCGGGTCGCTAAATATTTTATCCAGATCTGTCAAGATTCCCTCTACAGCCTCCATAGCAGTTGACTGAGTTTTATCACCGGCATCCTTTTTCTTGGCATCATCCGGATTTTTTACTTTTTCCTCGTCATATTTAACGGTGACTTCGCGGATTTCTTCCAGATGCACGTTCACCTTAATCAGCGTCGCGCCGTCTCTTGCTTCGCGCACCAAGTCGTAACCGGTGATGTTCGCCCACTTATAGACATATTCCGGTGTGATGACGATAAACTTCAGGGTGCTTTTGGCGAGGATTTCAAGCTGAGCCAGGAATGCGCCACGTTCCAGCGCGCCGCCGCTACCCTTGCTCAGCTGCACGGTAGCTTTGAACGGGTCGGCGACTTTGTTATAGCTGGCGAATGTGCCTTTCTCAATCGGAGCGCTAACAACCCGGCTGGTGTTCTGATACTGCAATGACAGGACGTTATCGGCCAGCAGCAGCGGAACACCGTACTGGTTGAATATCCCCCAGTAGTTACCGAACAGTTTGTTGATGAGTGTCGCGCCGCCGAAGCTGATTCCGGCATCTAACGCAGCGTCTGGAATACCCTTCCAGTTGGGGATTTCCGGTAGTCCGAACATGGTTTGCTCCAACGACGAAAGCCGCAGTTAAGCGGGGGATCAGTTTGTGAGGTTATTACGTGGAAAGTACTGTTAAATCAAAGGAGGTTCGATGGATCAGCAGGCAACAAAAAACCCGCCGGAGCGGGTCTTAATGTTTGCTTTTTTAGTTGGGCATTACGCTGCTTCTGGCTTTTTGCATGCCTCTTCAATTCGCTCAGCGATATCTTTCTCTAGTTTAATCTCAAATTCAGTAAATTTAGCCACAGGCTTTACTGATTTTCCCATTTTTTCCAGCTTAACAAAGCCATGCCCACTAAGTGTTTTTAGCGTAGACGAAAGGTTGCTTACCTTTCTCCCTGACAGGATGGCCAACTCTGTGATTGATTCAGGCTTCTGCTCATCCATCATTCTCAGCAGATCAACATTATCGTTGCTTAATACCTGAGCCAGCGCAATCATGGAGGTGAACCAAACTTTAGGCTCCCCTGCTTGTGGGACATACTCACCCTTGACAATTGCAAGCGCACGCTTGCGGATGAGTTCTTCTCTCATTACGCCGATAAGTGCTTTCATTTTTTGCCTCGTTGCTCTCTCTCTGCTATCACTTCATCTATGCTGGTAAAGAAATCCTGCATAAGTTGCAGAGGTGATTTGAACTCATATGGAACCCCTTTATCTATGGGTGTTCTATGCATATGGTCATATACTTTTCGCCCTTTATAAATCCCCTTTTTTGGGGGTGATATGGAGTGGGCGTTATCCATACCAAAAACTCTTGTGTTGTACTTGTCATGTAACGTAAGGTTATAACGCAGACCGTGTGGTATCATCTTCGTTTGCTGGACTCGCCACACCTCAACTTTCCACCAGTAGCCATCCTCGCGGTTGACCCTGTTCCCGTCCAGTTCCATCAGAATGTCTAACTCAGACTCAAAGTTGTCGTTCATCGCTAACCTTTGGTTAATGTTATGACCTAATCATAAGTATAGTTTTTGCTATTATCAATAGCTCAAGCACGAAAAGATCAATCTTTTATTGTTTTTTATTGTCAATGTGAGCCGTTTCAGACTGTTCCGGTTCGTTCCGACCTGTTCCATTTTACCCCACCTACCCCACCACACAACTCAGCACCGGATAGCCCCTTCCGGGGCTTAGTCGTTTATGATTTGTTCTAAATCTTTCAGATCATCGTGATGCAACAAATACACATTGTGGACGGATGCCAACTCTCTGGCTGACCGTGTATATCCAGCAGTGCTTACCACGGCGGCTATATCGGCGCCCCAGTATGACATCCCTGCTGCCACTTCCTGGACGGCTTTATTGCCAACGGCAGATGAGTATTTTTTGCACTGAATCGCAACTTTGACCCCACCCTTTTCGGCAATGACATCAACACCCTGATCGCCTGTAGCCACTGTAGTTTTTGCATCCCACCCATTGTTATTCAGGGTGTCAGCACAGAAGGTTTCGTATTCAGCAGGGCTCATATTACTGTCCCATGCCAGAGCGGGGTTCTTTGCAATGTAGTCATCGACAATTTTATCCAGACAAAAGTCATACTCTTCTGCTGGTAATCCTGAATAGTATTTCGTTGTGCATGGGAACCAACTGAATTTTTTCAGGAACAATTTTCTCTCTGAATCCCATTTTGATGAATCTGTATAGCCGTAATCATCCTTAACCACGAGGTGCTTTTTCTTCCTGGCCAAGATGGGGAGATAACTTTCCAGAGCATCATGAAACTTAGTCAGATCGTAACGGGCAGCTTCGAGCCTTTTCTTTTTTCGTCTCCACCAAAACACGCTGCCAGCGACTTTAAGGAGGGCTATATACACCAAATACAGAGCCCAGAAACCGGCAAACATCCATAGTGAATTACCGACTTTTGTCGGAGTGTCACTGTCTGACAGAAACCAGTATGCTGCGATAATAATTACAATCAAAACAGACGCTTTGTTTGATTCCTTCTTCTGCGCAATGGTTATCTTTCTTTTCATGTCAGTTATTACTCATCTGCATTACTGCTGATAACTAATTTAGTCTTTACCTCTATTAAATTTTTCAACTCTTCAATCTGCCTAGAGAGATCCACAATGCTTTCCGCAGGTAAAGCGCCACTCCCAATGTCAACCCAAGCCTCCAGCGCCGCATTTATCTCTGCATTAACAGGTCTTTTGTTTTTTTCAGCCAGAGCAACAACCCTTTCTTTTAGCTCGGGAGGTATTCTTACATTAAACTGAGGGTTTCGCCGTGTAGTCATTGATTAAGCCTTATTCTAAATATCGTGTTGACATAGTAGCCCAGGGATACTAACATTTCAATATTGGTATCCACCGGATACCATACACAACGAAGCCCCAACTACTTGCGATAGTCAGGGCTTCAATTTTGCCAGAATCCTAGGAGAAACTGACATGACAAGTATATCAACAATCAACGTACCTTTCCACGGTGACAGCCTGTATGTCGTCAATTACAACGGCCAGCCGTATGTTCCGATGAAGCCCATCGTTGAGGGTATGGTGATGGACTGGGCTTCACAATTTACTAAGTTAAAACAGCGATTTAAATCAACCATTGCGGAAATCACAATGGTTGCCGAAGATGGCAAATCACGCAACATGTTATGTATTGCACTGCGTAAATTATCCGGCTGGCTCCACACCATTAGCCCGAACAAAGTTAAACCTGAAATCCGCGGCAAAGTGATCCGTTATCAGGAAGAATGTGATGATGTTCTGTATGAGTACTGGACTACCGGCGAAGTGAAGAAAAAGCCAAACTTCCGCCAGTCCACGGCGAAAGAACTTATCCCGTTACGTCAGACAGCCGAGCGGCTCATTGCTCACGGTGTCGGCAATATCTACCCGGACATCTGGAAGCACGTTCACGCTGAGTTCGGTGTGCAGCACATTAACGAATTGCTGCCGGAGCAAATCCCGCTGGCTATATCGTATCTGAACGCGCTTGAAGGTGAGTTCATTCCGAAGCAGGAAGCACTGCCGGAACCTGTCGGCATCACCTTTACCGAAGATGAAACGCTGGCATTGGTCACAATGTGCAATGCTGCTAATTTTGCACAGCAGGAAGCAAAAGCAATGTATCCGGCATTTGTTGACTTTGGTAGTCGATTCACTGGCAGCATCTATGATATTGCACACTCGAACGGAATTTTCGTCAGAAACGGAACAAAAGTCCTGATGGATAAACTGTCCGGATTACGCTTGTCAGGCAAGGCGTGGGCTGGAGCATTAAATCGGCTCACCATGAACGCATAACACCCACAGGCCACGGACGGCCTATGGATCGGCAGGAGTTGGGTGATCATGAGATCTTAGTAATGTGCAATTACCAAGATAAACACTCAGTTCTTCGCCCTTTTTCTTGCTCTGTATGGCTATATTTACTCCATCCTCGTTAGTTAAAACATAAACCATGAGAAAAGAGTTAGACTTATAACCATAAATAGTTCTGGATGAACCTTTTTCTGCCAATGACAGAATGGGGGTATTTATATCTTTACCATTATTAAGACCAACGAAGACCATTTTCCCTGTGCCACCCTCTTGATTTTCAACCGTTACATTGGCCTCACCAATCACTTCATCGGAGTAACCATCGTAATCAGAAACATCTTTTGGTAGCGGATAAATTTTACACAGGTAAGCACCTTGATATGAATCAAGATTAAAATTAGCGTCCCTATACAGGCCGCTATGTTCTGGGATAGCCATGCATAGCGCTGGAGTTAATAGCGTCACAAAGGCTAATTTCTTTAACATCACTTGTCCCTTATAATATTTACTTGGGCGATTGTGCCATTGTGACGCTGAAATTTGAAGCGAATTAGCTCATCGGCGTGATCAGTTGAAACATATTTTCGCGGGCGGATGTAGTCGCGTCTGCCACGTTACCACTGACTGTCGCTGATGAAGTGTTGATATTGATATCTCCGAAATTAGCTTCAACGCGGTTATTAATGGTTTTATTCCCAGATTGAAGCGTCTGCGAATTATCCATAACTTGCTTGGTTCCGACCGCCGCATTTGGTGCTATTGGCTTTGAAATGAACTCATTGAAACTATTCAAGCTATTAGCCAAATTTACCGCAGGATCGCCTGTGCCATTTATCGCCGCCATAGCCAAGCCGTCTGAATATGGAAACTTGTTATTATTCTCTACCTTTGACATTTCTTTCATCAATGAGAGCATGGTCTTGTTATCATTGAGATCAATCTTGTCTTTAGCCCCAATCCCCATACGAGATGCAACTGTATTGGAATAGGATTCTGGGTCATTATTACCGTGACCCTTTGGTGCCCATTGGTGAATAATATCCCACACCGTTTGTAGTTTCTGATAACCAGCAGCGCGTGATGTTCCGTCATAATACATCTTCAACTGATTCGCGCTTGCTCGTATTCCGTTGTATTCCGTGTCAAATTTAGCCCAGCCGCCGATATTATCTGCGCCCTTTTGATTGGCATAGGCAAGGTTTAGCGGGCTGTTATAGCGCAAGCCTCTCTCGGTATGATTTCTGGCAACGCTACCATCCTCACCGTCCGTATCAGATGAAATATCATAACCATTCATCAGGATATCATTAGCCTCGTCCAGGCTTAATTCGCCTTTTGACACTTTGGCGGCAAGTGTATCTCTCTCAGGGTCGCCTGTAGGTATATCCAGCGTGTTTTCAGTTAAGCGCGCTCCGTTTTGCTTTCCACGGTTATCAACCCAAACACCATCCACCCAACGGGCATCACCTTCACCAAAAAACGACTTCCAAAAATACCCCCACGTTGGTGCGGTTCTCGCTCGTTGGTATCCATCAAACTCTCCAAACGCTTCATTCAGCGCATAATCAACCAAATCCGAGGCTACGTATGTCGCCACCCCTACGGCCCCAGCCTTACCAACGAATCCCTTGCCTAACCCTCTACCAACACCGGCTGCGCCCTTAGATACTCGCCCGAATGCCTTCAGCATTTTTGCCGCCCACTTGGTGGCAATGTATGTGGCAAATGCAGCAAACGCCAATTCCAGCTTATTGAGATTCCCTTCCTGATCGGTAAACCACTTCCCGATAGTTGTTGTTTTAAACCAATCAGCAAGCTTATCCAGAAGTTTTATGATCGGCGTAATCGTGCTATCCCACTTCTTCCAATACTCCCCCAATAGTGACTCGCCGCCTTCCTTCCACTTTTTGAAGTCGTCATACAGCAGCCAGAGACCGGCACCGAGAGCAAACAATGCGAGGGGAACCAGACCGATAGCCGCGAACATGCCTAAAAATGCCGTGGCGGCTTTTATCACCATCGGGATGAGCAAGACACCCAGCACAATCCCGATACCCTTAAACACGCTTACAGCCGTGTCCCTGTTCTTATTCAGGAACATCAGCACTCCGGTTACCATCTCGGAGAATTTCAACAGTGACGGCATCAGGTAGTTTGCCAGCAGAGTTTTAAGCCCCTCCCAGCCCTGACGCACCTGTGCATTTTGTTTATTAAGCTGACGGCTGATTTCCAGTTCTTCCTCACTGGATATAACCAGACCGCGCTGCGTGTCCAGCATTTCCTGCATTGCGTCACGACCTTGCAGCAGGGTGTTAATCGTACCCTCGTCAAAGCCCATGTTTTTGGCAATGTTGTACGCCTGCGGTCTGGACATACCGGAAAGGCTGTCGGCCACATCCAGCAGGATAGCGTCGAGGTCGCGCAGCTTACCGCCGGAGTCCACCACGCCGACATTCAGCGCATTGAAATACGGCAGCACAGAGGAATCCCCGATAGTGACCAAATCCCACAGCGATTTGCTGAGGTTGGACATGCTCGCCGCCATACCATCCGCAGAGCCGCCGGACATCTCAGCCATGTTCTGCCACTTTTTAATCTCAGTGGCGCTCATGCCGAGGTTTTTACTCAGGAAATAAAGCTGGTCGTTGCTTTTCTGTATCTCAGAGATGAGTTTTGACAGGCCGGACGATGCCATGATTGTTGCGAATAAAGCACCAATTGCCTTAATGCCGTTGTTGATAGACTTCGTGAAGTCGTCCTGCTTCTTCGCTGCCTTTTTGGTTTCGTCAGCCTGGTTTTTGATGGTGATCGTGAGGTCGGCAGACGAATCACTGACGTTGTCGATTGCTGCTGACAACTTATCATTCTCTGCGGTCGCTTTTTTCACTTCATTGCTGAATCCGCGATTATCAAGCTTCAGCGTCACAACCAGCGCGTCAATTATCGTCGCCATATTTGCCCCATAAAAAAAGGCCTTACGGCCTGTTATCTTTCTGTATCTCTTCAATGAGTCGCTTGTTGTACTCGTTCACCTGATGGATTTCGAGCAGGTTCATCGCGTCCTCAAGTCCCAGTACCGTTGAAAGCTCCGTATACGTGGCATAACCGGATTCGACCACATCCTTCACGATAACGGAGACATTAACCGGTTCAGCCAGGACTCCTTTCTTCAGCGGCAGACCAGCTTTTAACTGCTCAAATCTGACCCACCGCCTTGCATTAAAAAACCGATATGGATGAGCAGTGCCTCTTTACGAAGCAACAGCAGCGTGGTGATATCCTGAATATCGGTATCAACTTCGATTTGCCGTGCATTGCCGCCGGACGGGACAATCTGCGCACAGTCCAGCAGTTCATTCAGCAGCGGAATTCCGACTTCAGCGCGGATATTGGCAAGAGCTTTAATAGCCACCTGGCCGATACCCATCATCCCCATTGACGGGCTGACATCGCCGATATCAATGCCGGCATTAGCCAGCGCGAACATCGCTCTCATCGCCCAGTTGTCCGCCTTGGTTACCGGCATTTCAGTAACGACAAACATCTTCCCTGCATCACGGCCTTTTTCGATAGTGATTGTTTTTGCGTTCAGTGCCATCAGATTTCTTCAGCCCCTTCGAATACCATGTTGAAGTTGTAGCTGGTGCCATCGAGCAGTTTCTTGCCGCTCGCACCGCCGGTCATTGTCGTCATTCCGCCCTTACCCTGATACCGCTTACCGATTGACGGCATTTCCACGATAATCTCAATAAAGCGGGTTTCCATGTTGCTGTTGAAGTCTTTCCGGATATTCTCCATTACCTGAGTCGACACGCTGTTGGCTTCAAGGTACAGCGTCCATGGTGTTTCATGCGGGGTGTAGCCGATGGACTGTTTGCCGTCGACCCCCATACGTGTTTCACCGATATTCGCCTCGCCGAACTCCCACGCGTTATCTGCCTGGAAGCCCTGAATGCGGATATAGTCGTCGTAAACGCCTTCACAACGCAGCATTAACACCGCATTAGCGGAGGTAATTGTTTTAGGGTTATGACCCATAGGCATAGTGTGTTACTCCCTTACTGAGCGTTGATTGAAGGCAGATTGACCTGCTGGACGCTGCCGCCGTCGGCATACCAGAGTTTCAGCGGCATGGATTTACGCAGACCGCGTGTCTGCGCCGGTGTCTTCTCAATTTTCAGGCACCAGCCTGCTGTATTGAGTTGTGCGGCCGCATCAAACCCGGCTTCGATGTTGATCTGCTTTTTCTGCTGCTCTGACAGGTCAACACCCGGCTGAATACCACCGAAGTTAAGCATCTGGAAGATAGGATCAGATATCGCTGACCGGTGAATGGCTCGACCGGAATCGTTATACGGAATGCTGTTGAAGTTCTTCAGCATGGTCATCAGTGCAAGTTGCAGCTGGCTATTGAAGAACACCTGAATGACATAGCTGTCCATCCACTTAAACTTGCCTGATACAGAGCCAGGATAAGCAAAAATAAAGCGGTCGTTTGCAGTGGCGTAAGCGCCGTAGAAATTAAAGCCCATCGCCATCAGGTTGTCGGCGGTGGCATCATCGGTTACGGACGGGGTGAGTCCTTCCTGGCTGCGGAACGCCAGATTGGTACGCCCGTTCAGCTCATCGAAATTCAGGCTGGCCGCATACCCGCAGATAAATGCGCCGTGTTTGTGATTGCCGTAAAACAGACAGGTGCCGCCAATATCAGACTCTTTGATGGCGCTGCTGATAGTTTCCAGCTCACCATTGGTGTTATCGGTCTGACACAGAACATGCAGGTAGCGATCATTCTGCATTGCCACCCAGCGGGAAATTGCGAGCTTCTCATCTGCCGTAAAATCAATCGCCATGATTGATACAAAATTAGTGGTTTCTTTGGTGATACGCGGCAGCAGTTCCTCAATGGTGTCGGCATTAATGCCGTTGTTTGCCTGAGCACCATCAGCTTCAGTCAGCCCCATGAACTCAGCAAGCTCACCCTCAGCCGCAGTGATTGAGCCAACGGCACCTTTTGTTGCGCCCTCAATGACAAACACTTTTGCGCCGGTGTCATATTTGCATGTTCCGGCCTCACCCAGCGACGTAGCAACCGCTGCGGCCAGAGAGGAATAGCTGTTCACATCACCATCAATGGTGACTGATACCGGTTTACCGTCAATGGTCAGCGTCAGACCCTGCGGTAACGGGTTAAAATCGCTCTGTGGACGCGTAGGGACTTTTGCGCCGACCAACTTGGCCGATTGCGCAGCTGTCACCATAGACGCAATATAGAGCGTGTCAGGAAGCACTGTGCAGTTATCAAAGCCCTTAAAATAAACCTGAGCCGCTTCGTACTCTTTGGAACTGATGCCGAACACTTCACCAACCAGATCAGCAGAGCCGAACGCTTTCACGCCCAGCATGGCCTCGGGTTGTTTCTTTGTGATAAACAGCGCATTAAGCGCCAGTGGATTACCGCCAGTGCCGACGACACCGGGCAGGATACTGACAATCTTGCTTGCCGGAATTGATTGCATATTTTTACCTTAGATATTGGTAGTGGTAATGGATATTTCGTCGACACTATCGACGTGATAGGAGGTTTCGGGGTTATATTGCAGAGTGACGTCCAGCATCATCCTGTTTTCGTACTGATTCGCCTGGTTAACAAGCACATCCTTTCTCGGCTGGCCGTTGTCCAGGGGCTGGCACTTTGTCATCCGGTCGGTGGTGCAGGAGGACTTCCACAGGTTGGCGACAACACGCGCGCGGCTGTTTGCTTCCTCACCGTAAAAATCAAGCTGGAACGTAGCCTCAACAGAGCGCTGCGCCGTCATCTGCTCATCCGCCGGATTCCAGTAATCAGCTGTATAATCCAGATCACGCTCAAACAGCATGTGCACAACGATGCCATTTTCAGGAATCGGGACGTTGTTCTGATACCCCTGAGCCACAGGACAACTGAATAACTCAGTCAGATACCGACGCAATTCGATAAAGATATCGCGCTCGGTTACGCTTATTGTCGCCATAGCAGTACCTTCACCCATGACGGATAGGACTCAATAACCTGAGTGACAAGCCATTCAGATTCTTCGTCTTCACCGTATGCCCGGAACCGGAGTTTATCCGCGCCCTGCTTTTTGGCTCGGCGCAATGCGGAGATCTGTCCGCGCGCGTAGCCGTAAATAAACTGCCCCTGCTGGTTGATAACCCCTAGGTGTTCCAGGTCTTGTGTGCTCAGGCTTTGTAACTGAACGGAAATGTCGTGACTGGTAAACTTCGGCGTGGTAGCTCCGGCCTCATCAGTCTCATATCCGTCGTTAGCCATCAGCACAGCAGGAAGGTTTTTATTTACACACTGGATTGCGGTATTTGCGAGGGCGCGGACTTTAATCATCTGTCACCTCATAATTGACATCACCAATCATTACTCTGGTGTCTACAAGTGGTTTTGTTGATGAGTTAGGCATTACCTTACGGGTCCGCCTTGCCCTCAAAGTAGACTCTTTAAGCGGAGGATCTGAAAATTCAGCGATAGATGTTTGTATGTCCCCTTTAATTTTTGCTCCTACCGCTTCCAGTACGCCCCTGCCATCAAGTCCAGCCTTAATCCCCCTCGCTACAGCATCTGACCACTCACCCTGCTTTTCGCTTATAGCGTTACGAAAGAAAGGTCTCGGAGGTTGGTTGTTCCCCGGGGCGCCGTATTCATTGGAATATGCCACGGTTGCAATGCTGGTACCGTCCGGGTAAGTACCTCCCCCTAAAAAACCAGCCCTGACTTCCAGTGAATCCAGCCTTTCTGCCAGATCATTGAGGTACTTTTCCAGACCGCTAGCCATAAATGCTCCCCGGATAGTATGTGGCCATTCGATAAACCTTTGTGGCCTGCCAGTAGTCCATTCCGTAAGGGCTTAGCGTGTACCATGCATTTCTGAACTCAATCTGCCCAAGTTCAGAAGACACGGACACACTTCCCTCACTTGCAGACGATACCCGCCCAACCATGCCGGAGCCGCCTTTACCGTCTTTATCTCCGTATCTCATGTATGCCAAATGAGCCATGAGCAGATAGAGCAATCGCTCACGCTTATCGCTTTGTGCAACAAGAGACATTTCGGTGTTGTCGAGGTAATCGGTGGCCTGATCGAAAAGGTAAGGCAGCAAATCGTCTGCAATATTGGAAAACTCGGGGAACATGGCGCGGAACTTGGTTATTTTCAGCTCCACAATTGCCATGTTTAATCCTCGGTGAGTGGCTCCACTCCTGCTGATTTAGTGCTGGCCTGCTCCAGTCCTGTTTTCTGGCCTGAGCGCTCTTTTGAGGCATCTTCAGCAGAGGCGTAATCCGTTACAGCGAATACAATACCGTTGCGGATAATCTTCTGATCTTTGAACGCCTTCTCAAAAGCTTCCCAGGTATCAGCAGGAACATCGCGGGTAATACCAAAACCATTAAGCAGCAGGGACGAGTTAGCCCCTGCCAGAGTGATGGATTTCCCTTCATGCCGGAAAGTCAGCCCGCTTGGTAACTTGCAGCCGATAACGTACGTTGCAACTTTAGCCATTTTAAACCCCTACCATCTGAGCGAATAAGAACGGCTGAGTAATCACTGCGCCGTATGTTGTGCCGGAATGTTTCTGTTTCCAGCTTGATGTCATGGTGATCACCGGATGAGCGCGGAGTTTTTCGCTAAATGCACAATAACCGGCCTCCTGGCCTTGGGCTGTCTCAACAAACATCTGGATTAGCTCACCGGCTGATGTTTCATACTGCGGAGCGACTTCGATACGAATATTAGTAAACGTATCTTTAACCATTTTCTCTACAGAGTTACCGAAAATCTCATTCGCCTTTTTGAACCAAACGGAAGTGTTAGGGCTCATGGCTAACACAAGAGGAGAAGCCATATCAACGCCGTCACCAACCGCACCGTTAGTACGGGCGATTAAATCTGCATACAGAGCAAGAATATCGTTATAAATATCGATAACCTGCTTATCTTTCCACTGAACTGCGCCGCCAACAGTGGCCGGAGTGATTGGGGCAGGTAGCGCCGGATCATTAAGAATGCCGTAGTTCAGCAAACCTTCAACACCGTAAAAATAAAACTTGTTTTGCGCCTGGTTCATTGTCCAGGCTGCTGCGCGTTGTTTTTCTGCGACATACGGCAGCATAGCCAGGCCATAGCGTTCCTGTTCCAACTCACCATAAGTGACCATCGTCTGATAGCGGTACACCTGGCGGTTTTCCCACGCGCTGGTTACCTGGTTAGCCCCCTGCTCGCTGTAGTCATCGTATGCGACCACATCGCCGGATTGCTCAACGCGCTGAATCATCATAGTATCCTGCGCCCATGATCCTTTTTTCTTCTCACCTAAA